ATTGCAGGCTAGACTTAAAGGCTGGTGCTACTTTTGCCATTTTTATCTCCTATAGGGAATTGGTTTTCTCACTCGTAACGTTAGGCGGGTGAGCGTCTGGAAACTGACGCAGCAAGCTGCGGGTTACCAGAAGATGAAATGCCTGCTAGCAAGTTCTGCAGGGATGATGCACCTTGCGGTGCTTGTTGTGCAGGCGGCATGCCTGGTGCTTGGCCTTGAGGCGCGCCCCCAGCAGGAGCCTGTCCTGGGGCACCTTCAGGTGCCGCACCAGCGGCTGCAGCTTCTGGGGAAACTTGTGGCTGTGGTTCTGGGGCAAAAGCCTTAGCAACAATTTCCTCAATAGGGTCGCCTTTTTGGCGACCAACAATTACTTGCGCAATTGCATTAATAACTTTAGATGGATCTGCTCCTTGCATTGCCATCTGTGGCAAAGCATTAGCATAGGAAGCAACTGCTTGAAGCAATGTGTCGCGCAGTTCTTCAACTTCAACACGTTCTTCTTCTTGGGTAACGTTCATTTCCCAAGGCATTTGACGACGTAAAAAGTCGCGTGAGATTAACTTATCTCCACGTGCCTGTAGTCCAAATACCAAAGCACGGTTTGGATCTAGTCCAGCCATCATGCCATAGGTAACATCGCAAGAATAATCTCCAGCAATATCAACACTTGGTGTGTAGTTAACTACATAAGGAGCGCCAGCATTAATGCCACGAACTTCCTTCTTAACATCACTAAATAGTTTTTCGTCCATCTTAAAGCATAGACGAATAACTTCTTTAAATGTCTCAGCAAATACACCCTGTGCTGTTTTGACTTGTGTATCAAATCCGCCCATAAGTGCTTCTACGCCACGACCAGTTACAATAGAACCTGACTGCTGTCCTAGACGGCCTTCTGGATAACGTGATCCAGTGCGCATTTCCTGATCAAGAATTTCATTCTCTTGAAAAATTCCTGGTGGAAGATTAAGATCTACACGACGGATCTGTTGTGGATTGGCAGAACGGATAGTTGCATCTGGGCCAATCTCAAGAACGTTCACATCTGAAGGCAAAGCAAATGGTGCTTGTACTGCCTTTTGTGCTGCTTCAAGAGTAAGAGAAGCAAAACGTGCACGGGCTACTTGCACCCACATAATATCATCAAACTGTCCACGTTGATGCTCATCTGAGTCAACGCCAGGACGCAAAGCAATTGCTACAGGAATTTCACCTAGTTCATTTTCAACGCGTGAAAGAACAAAGTTGTTACGCTCTGGCAAGAAAAGAATAAGTTGTTCTTTGTCTTGGTAGCGATACATCTCAAGGATGCGTTCTGAGTTACGGTTCTCGTACTGACCACGGATAATATTCTCGTGTTCAGGAAAGTCATTGATAAGTTCGCGTATTGTCTTAACATAACGCTTTGAGTATGAGATAAGACGATTGAAGCGATCAAACTCTGGGTAGGCACCAATTGGAGAATCGATGCGGATCATTGGGCGATTGTTCTCATAGTCTGCTTCAATAAGAAATGGTAGCCAGCCAAAGGTGAGGTAACGATCTGCACCTGTGTACATCATGGTTTGAAGGTTGCAAGTGTCGCGGTAACCAGCAGCGATCATGGTGCGCTTATCTGAGCGAACACGAGCACGATCTGAAGTGGTGTTGGTTGTCATGCAGTTAAAGGCAGGAAGTGGGGCAATAACTTCAGCAACGTCGCGAGCAGCAACGTCAATGAAGTTTGCGATCATTGGCTTTGGATAGTCCTCTGAAAACATTCCAGGAAACACTTGATCGATCTTGCCTTGACGGATCGCCAATAGATCATCATAACGTGAATCACGTGTGAAGTAATGTGCACGTAGCTTACGGAGTTTATCTCCGATTTGATCTACAGTTAGTGCCATTATAAGTAACCCCCGTTAGATGCTAACTTCTCTTTTTCGCGTTGATAGTCTTCTATGTTAATAACCCGACGACGTGCTTTTTGATCACGAGTCTGAAATGGGTTTTTAATAAAGGAGCCACCATATGCTCCAGCCTGATTGATATAATCACGCATCTGAGTTTCTGCAAACCAGAGTGCCATACATCCATCTTGTTTATTTTTAGTGCCAGCGGACCATGTTATGAGCTGTTCGATTAACGATTTTATGCCTTCATTGTCGGACCGTGGCAAATCTATAAGGTTGCTTCCCTTGACGTGATTGCCAAGTTTATCAACCATTCCAAAGAGTGGGGCCATAGAGGCTACACCAAACTCTGCATCCATCTTATTTGCGCCTGTGTAATGCTGAACAAGGCGAATACCGCGTGATGCTAGGAAGCGGTTAATTTCTTCATCTTGAGTAAGGAACAACTGAAAGGCGTTCTTCTCAATAACCCAGACAGATGGCTTGTACTTCTCTGTCCATTCAAAAATCAATTCACGAATACGTTGTGGTGTAGGAGCAGGCATGCGGCTTGCTTCTAGCACGTAACGCTTTTGTGTGCTCTTATCGCCAGCATAGGCAATTGAGAACGTATCACCTGACATGGCTGGGTCCATTGAGCAGATGGTATAAGAACCATTCATTGCATCTGGATGACCAGGAGCGCCTGGTAGTAGAGGGCCAATGGCTCTCATACCTGATACTGATCCGCGTACTGCTTCAGGTGCAAAGACAGCTTCGCTATCTACATCCTGTTGCTGGTAAACCATAGCCCACGTCTTTGGGTCTAATACACCGCGACGCTTGCGTAGGTTACTTCCATCCCAGCGAGGATATAAACCATCCTCACCAATATTCGCATCATCTCCAAGCCAAGGCCTGTCTGAACGCGGCCAGAGGGTAATCCAATCCTTTGGATCATCTGCAAACTCTAATACCGCTGGCATAGCCAGATATGTCCAAGGTGAAGCGCCATCTGGGTAACGATCTGGGTTACGCATCTCGCGATAAAGATCCACTGGATCTACACGAGTACCTACGACAAGGATCTTTCCTGTGGGACCAACACGAGTAAGAACTTCCTGTTGGATCCAACGGATCTGCTTCTCGTATTCATTGGCGTTAGCCAAGGTAACACAGTCATCCAAAACAATTAAGTCAGCACGGGCACCATAGATCTGACCACCAATACCCAGTGCCTGCAGGGTAGGATCTTTTTCACCTGAGTCGCGCTCTAGGTAGATCGCATCTTGGGTCCACTTATCCGCCGCTTCTTTGTAACCATCAGCAGGGGCATAGCGCCGTTGAAGTTCAGCATAAGCGGGCTGGGTAAGCCTTTGCTTGACCGCGTATAAAAAGTCCTTTGCCATAGTCAAGGTCTTTGAGACGATCTTGATACGGATGTTCGGATCGATACAGATCCGATAGGTGATATAGTCAATGCTGACCGTCATGCTCTTGGCATGTTCAGGTGGCATGTTCACGAGGACGTAGTTAGGAAAACCCTCTTCGTATTTCATGTTGGGGTGAAGCCACGCGGGCTTACCCTCTTCCAGCATAGAGATGATGTTGCGCTGGTGATTGAAAGTCTTGGAGTTGAGGTACTTGGCTCTAAAGTCCTCAAAGCTGATATTTGCATCTTCTTCGCTTATCGCGCCTTCGCGACGTGCTACGGCGCGGGCTAGGTCGATAGCCTCTTTAAATTGAGCATCCGACATGCGGTAGTACTCATAGGACTTAATTGACTTGCCAGTTGCCCGAACTGCATCGGCAATGGAGTAACCTTTAGTTACCAGCTCGGCGATAGTCTGCTTGGCCTGAGTGGCCGAGATTTGGCTATCTGGGGCGATCTTGTATTTATTAGCCGATGGCTTAGCCATACAATACACCCGCCTTTAATTCCTATGATAGTAAATCGCCGCCGTCAGGCGGCCTATGGTAATCCTTATGGAAACAACCTATGGGTGGCGCTCTGCGCCGCCGATGGGAAGAGTTAGGGGCAGGCTCTGCCATGCCCCACTGGGTTAATAATCTAACGGGCGGTGGAACCGCCCTTTGGATAGGGGTGTAATTTATAAAACCCCTTATATTGTATAAGGTGGGAAATTAGGTGTTTGTCCCGCTTTCATGTCTGTGAGTTGTGTCACATTGTATAAAGCTAGTATTTTATACTTGTTTGGTCGATAAAATAGTTTAAGCAAATCTCAATATGTGAGACTATATTTAGAAAAAATCATTGGGTTGATAGTACTTACTAATACACCTAAAACTTAAAACCCCCCGAGTCGATAAGGTTTTTACAGTTTGATTTTGTTTGATCGACGCGTGAGGCGTATGAAACTAGGAGATAAACGCGCACGATTGGGGCTTGATTGGGGGCTTTTGCTTTTGTGTGTGAGCCGATTGCGTGGGATTGTGGGTGCTTGCGTGATGGTGAGGGTACTGTCGCATAGCCACATAATGGGCGCGAACAGGGACAAGATTAGGGGGGCAGATGGTGGAACTAATCGGGCTTAACATCCGTCTAAGTAAGTGAGGCACAAGCCTCACAGATGAAAGGATAAGCAGATGGGATTAGAACTAGAAATGACAGAGGCAGAAATAGCCCACTTTCATACCTTGATTGACAACTTGATCGAACAGGCGAAATTAGACAAAGAATAGGCAACTGTCCAAAGCTTTGTAGAGGAAATACTTGCCCGCTTGCTTGATCTTATGGGGCAAAGGTGGGATGATTTTCCTAGTGAGGGGCAGATTGCCCCCACTTGATTAGATAGGAAATAATCGAACATGAATAAAACAGAACTAACGGCAAGATTGAAAGAGATTGACCTAAAAGAGTATGAACAGGACACAGGCAACGAGTGGCAACAAGATCACGCGAAACTCGTTGAACGTTTTCTAATTGAGCCAGAAGAAGAATTGGAAACTATCGCGCAGGTTCTCTATGGCTTACAAGATTTACAGGTGCGCGATTATGCTATGGGCTTGCTAAATAAAGAAAACCTAACGCATAAGTTGGCACTTGATCGCTTGATCAAATACTCACCCGCTAAGTATCTAAAG